GATCGGCTATCCGATGCCTCGGAAATGAGCCGCAAGGCCGCAACGGCTACCCGTATGAGCGATCACAATCGCTACCACGCCGCGGCCATGGCGAGCTACGCCGCGGCCATGGAGCACAATAAGGGGATCGGGTATCAAGAGGGCAGCACCAACAATCCGCGAGCCAAAAAGCTCAGCGAGCAGGCTAAGAAGCTCGTTGCCAAAGCCTACGACATGCAAAAGTCCGAGCATGACGCCCAATGGCACCATGCCCGAGCTGCGCACCTGGCGCCCTGGCGGGACAAGCTGCTCCACAAGGGCCAGGCCGGCGCCGCCGGAGCGGACGCATTGATCTCGCTGCATCTTGAGGCGGCCGATGCGCTGGCAAACAACCACCGCGGCGCCGCGGAACTGTCAGATCGCGCTTACAAGGCCGATAAGGAAATGGTCAAATGACAGACGACGAACGGCGAAACGAGGAGCTTACCAAGGCGTTTTTTGCCGTGGCCGCGGCGCAGGGCACCCTGCATGGGCGCCGCCGCAAGAGCAAGCGGTCAGCCGCTCAAAGCCCGCTGCCCCCTTCCCTGGGGGATCGAATCAAGACGGCCCTGGGCAAGCGGCCGGCTGGCACCGGGTGGGCGAACATCCCAGGCGGCAGCAAGGGCGGGTTTCGCAAGCGTGGCAGCTCCGGCGACTGGATCTACTGGTATCCAGGCATGGACAAGCACGGCGGCAGCAAGGGAGCCGCAGACGCGCACCTTGCCGGCCAGGCCGAAGCGGAAAAGGCCAAGGCCAAAAAGAAGGCTCAAAAGCAGCACGACAAGCACATGGCCGCGGGGCGGCGAGCTGGCAAGCGGGCGCACCAGGCCAGGATCCGCGGCCAGTGGGATACAGACGGCAGCGACCGCGGCGCCTATTACGCCAAGAAAGAGCGCGAGCACTTCGCTGCCGCGGCGCAGCTCCGGCGGGAGCACGGCCTGGGCGAGCCGAGCGCCAGCGCCTACAAGAGCGAACAGCCTGGCGAGTTGCGCAAGGGCCAGCCGAAACCGCCAGCCGGGTTTGAGCCAGTTCCCCACGGCGCAAAGGGCGGGTTTCGCAAGCGGGCGCAAGGCGGCGGTTACACCTACTGGTATCCAGGGAGCGCGGGCAAGGGCCAGTCGGCGCACGCCCTGGAGCACCACGACGCAATGCACGGCTACCACAAAACGCGCGGAGAGAATGCCGCAGCTCTGGCGCACGCCGAGGCGGCCGATCATCACGACTACCACCTGTATCAGCAGGGCATGGGATCGTCGTATGCGAGCGAGGCCGAGTATATCGCGCAAGAGGCGTCGATTCGGGCGGACAAGGAAAGCGCCAAACTGAAAAGCACAAAGGGCGCTCAAGTTGTGGGCCACACGGACAGCGGCAAGCCGATCCACCGGTCCCATAACAACGATCACAACTGGCACGAACACCCTACGGACCCGAAACTGATCCGGCGCATGACCACGAACCTGGAAAGGGAGCGCGGGGCGGGGAGGTTTAAGCACGCGCCACACCCGGAGGGCAGGGCATCGTGGGCCAGAAAGAGCGAATCAACGGAGGAGAACATGAACTTGCGCAAAGGTGACGCCCGCGGCGGAAAATATGTCCGGCGCATTCCAAAACCAGGCGGCGGCTACACCTACGTTTACGACGAGCAAAAGAAAGGTTCACGGCGGCCAGGTTTTCAGCCACACGAAAAGGCTATCGGCCACACGGACAGCGGAAAACCGATCTACGCCAGCAGCAGGATGAAGCATCACAAGAAGCACGAAGATCGGCATGAGGCGATTTATGATGCGTCCTATTCCGAGGAGCACGCAGCCGCGTCGGCGGCCCACCGGGACGCTCACCGGTCGTTTGAGATGATGCAGCGGTACCAGAAGGAAGCAAAAGAGAACCGGGCGAAAGCTGCCGCGGCGCACGCAGCGGGCGACAAAGAGGCGGCCAAAACGCACACCACAAACGCCGGTTACAGCGACAGCAACGCGGAGACATGGCGAGGCCGAGCTGAGCGGCGCACCAAGAAGGCGGACGAGGCGAGCGAGCGCGCTAACACCTCCACGATCCGAATCGAGGAAGATGAATGGTCGGGAGTTAGCAACACCCTGACGGCGGCCGGCAAGATTCGGGACATCGACAAGAAGCATGGGGTTGAGCACACAGGGGATATTCTTGCCCGGTCTGAGTCCGCCGGAGGTCCGCGCAGGGGGAGAAGGGCCGAGCTGATCAAGAGCGCACCGGACGGCTACAGCTCCGACCTGGGCACCCTGCCCATGGGGCTGCGCCCGCTGCCAAACGGCGAGTTGCTAAAGGCCGCGGAAATGGCGGAATGCTGCGAGCGGCCTACCCAGGGCACTTTCTCCGACGAGGAGATCGAGCGGGTGTTTTCGCAGGTACAGAGCGCCAACAATCCCGGCCATGACGGCGACGACGACCAGGACGAAACCGATCCCATGGCAGAGTACTGGAAGATGCGCGAGGGCCGGCCGCCGAGTGTGGCGCGTGGTGTCCCTGGCTTTCAGTACCGTCAACCGCAGCGGATAACCGTGATCCCTGGCTTGCTGCCAGTGGAGGCGCCGGACAACCGAGGCAGAAAATGATCGAGGCACTAGCGACCGTGGCGTTTCTGGCCTGTACGTTTGGCACCATGTATCTTGCTGTGATCACAAGGTAGGTAACAATGGGATGGCGTGACACCTTTGGCGGCCTGTTGGGAAACATGGGCGGCCTGTTGGCGGCTGGCGGGGAAGCTCTGCTGGTCAAGGGCGACGAGGACGAGGACGGCAAGGGCGAGTCGTCATCGGCTGGAGGCCCAAAGCCGCCCCCGGAAGGTGACGCCGCAGACCCCAAGGCGCTGGCCTACGATCCGTTTCTGCTGCTTGAGCAGTTGGGATACAAGGACCGGCCCAGCTCGATCACCTACGACACCTTGCAGAGCATGGCCTATCGGGTGAGCGTTTACACCGCGATCTTGCAGACCCGCATTGCCCAGGTGCGCAACTTTTCCCAGGTACAGCACGACAAGCGCCAGCCAGGGTTTCGGCTGCGACTGCGCGACGAGGAAGCCAAGCCGTCAAGCTCCGACCGCCGCGTCATGGGAGAGTTTGAGGAGTGGTTCGTAAATTGCGGGAGCACAACCCACCTGGGCAAAGACCAGTTTGAAACCTTCATGATCAAGCTGGTGCGGGATGCGCTGATTTACGATCAGAGTTGTTTCGAGATCGTGCCCAACCGCAAGGGTGTCCCGGTTGATTTTTACGCCGTGGACGGCGCTACCATCCGAAGGGCGGACGTAAAGCAGCCGATTGAATCCGAGGACGAAGTAGCCTATGTGCAGCTCTACCAGGGCAGCGTGGTGGCGGACTTTACGTTCAAGGAGCTGTGCTTTGGCGTGCGCAACCCCCGGACTGATATTCGGGTCCAGGGCTACGGAATGTCCGAGCTGGAAATGGGGATCCACCTGATCACCAGCCTGCTCCACAGCATGAGCTACAACGCCAAGTTTTTCACGCAGGGCTCTGTCCCCAAGGGCGTGCTCAACTTCCCCGGCATTCCCGACTCAAAGCTCCGCGGGTTTCAGCGCGCCTGGCATCAAGTTGTATCAGGCACGCTCAACGCATGGCGGACGCCGATTTTGAATGCCCAGGAAGTGCAGTATGTGGATCTCCACCAGTCAAACCGCGACATGGAATGGTCCGCTTACAATGATCTGCTCATTAAATTGTTCTCTGCGATTTGCCTCATAAACCCGAGCGAATACAACTTCGACTATGGCAACGCGGGCCAGTCTAGCCAGATGTTTCAAGCGCCCGCCATGCAGCGGATCAAAGAGGGCAAGGACCGCGGGCTCCGGCCGTTGCTCAAGGCAATCGCCGGCTGGCTCAACCGCTACGTCCTTTGGCAGATGGATGGCCTGGACAAGTACGAGCTGATCTTCACCGGCATCGATCCGATGGAAGGCGAAAAGGCCGTCGCCCTGGCGAAGCAAGAAGTTACCTCGTACAAGACCGTTGATGAGGTACGCGCGGAGCATGACCTGGAGCCGATCCCAGACGGCAAGGGCGCTTGCATCCTCGACGCGCAATGGACGCAGTTTGCAAGCCAGCAGGACATGGCAGCTCAGCAAGAGGGCGGCGAGGGCGGCCCGTATGAACAGGAGCCAGATCAGGCCGAAGGTGACGAGGACGACTGGCAGGGCTTGCTAAGCCAGTGGGGCGGCCAGGGCGACGAGGACGAGGAACAGGAGCAGGGAGGGCCGCCGCAGGGGGGCGGGCAGCAGCCACAACCGCCAGGCCAGCAGCAAGAGAGCATGGCCTACAGCGAGACAGCGCGCCGTCGAGGGCGCATTTTCGAGATCGACATTTAGGAGCTACCCATGGCGCTTTACACCACCTATCAGATCAAATTCAGCGTAGCTCTGGAGTCCGGCGAGAAGAATTTTTGCTTCAAGCGCACCGATGAGACAACCAACAAAGTCGTGCGCACCGACTTGACCGTCGAGGAGAGCGGAAACCTGTTGCTGGCTGCCAACACCGCGGATTACAGCCTGCCCATGGGCAAGGTCGCTACCGGCAAGATCCTGTTTGTCGAGGCGGATCAGGAGATCACGATCAAGCTGGAAGGCGAGGCCACCGGCCACAAGATCAAGCCGGTCAGCTCCACCTACAAGGCCCGCTTGCTGCTAGAGGGCGAGTTTACCGTCGCACCTTCGGTGAGCTGTGGCACGGCCGGCGCGACAGTGAGCTACTGCATCGTGGGCGCCAGCGCGTGAAGCTAAAGATCGAGGAGTCTCACCCTGGCGAGCTGCGCGAGCGGCTACCAGAGGTGATAGAGCACGTCACCGCCCTGGCCGATGAGCATGAGCACAACGACGCGCTGTGTAAGGCGGACCAGGCCGCCCGTGAGCCGTTTGATCCGGTGCTCCGCGCCCTGTACCGTCGCGCCAAGCAGCATGGCGAGCACGTTCAGTCTGTCATGTGGGATAAGATCCAGGCCGTGCTAGACGAGGGCGACCATGGCGATACTGACCGCTGATCAAATAGAAAGAATCCGGCAGATAATCAGGGACGGCGCCACCGCCGTATCCTGGCAAGCCGTAGGGGATGAGCTGAGCGAGGCCGAGATAGAGCGCCTTGTAAGCGAGGGCTGGGTCCGGCCGGACAGTCAAGAGGACTTGATCCGCCAGGCGTGGGAGTACGGCCGCATGGCCGCGGCAGCTCCGGGTATCGAGGCGCTAGGGTGGAACGAGTTTCAAGAGCACCTAAAGCGCAACCCGGTGGAGCTGACCAAGCCGGAGCGGGCCGCCTACTTTGCAGCGCGGGACCGCGCCGGCCTGTATTGCGTCGGCCTGGGCAACCGCATGGAGCAGCAGTTCTTAAAGACGCTGCAACAGCGGGGGAGCGAGGCCGCGGTGGACGCCCGCGCGCTATTCGCCGGCACAGAGATAGACGCGGATCCCGAGCTGGAGGCGCAGCGGCGCCAGGAGATACAGGACGCCACGAGCCAGGCCATATCAGCGCGCCGGACGCGGCGCCAGCTCCGCAGCGACTTGCGCCAACTCACGCAGGATTGGGGCCGTGATTGGGATCGTATCGCCAGCACCGAAACTCAGTTTGCGCGCGAAGAAGGATTCTGGGAGGCGACTGTCGGCAGAGCTGGAATGCAGGCCGGCATGGCGAAGATCCCAGACCCCGCAGCGTGTGATGATTGCAAGGCGCACTACCTGGATAACGAGGGCAAGCCCAAGGTAATGACCGCGGAACAGTGGGCGGAAAACGGCACGTCTAACGCTGGCCGGAAGCGCGCCGCCTGGCTGCCGGTGCTAGGGGCCATGCACCCGTGGTGCGGGTGTCGCCTCGTGCACGTCCCTGAAGGCTGGCAGTTTGATGAGAACTGGGATCTGCAACCGCCTGGCGCTGGTGAAGCTCTGGCCGCCAGTGAGGCCGCCCAGGGCGAGCTGCTGCTCAAGCACCAGATGGCGTTTAATTGGGAGGCAATCCCAAAGCCCAGGGGCGGCAAGCCAGGCAAGCGGCGGCGCAAGTCGGGCGGTGGGTTTGAGTACAAATACGACGAGTCGCCTCGTGAATCAGGCCCACGCGCCAAACTGCGCGACTTTGTGCCCGTCGTTAAGCCATACGAAACCGGCAAGAGCTGGCCCGTGGTGGGGCAGAAGATCGAATCTTCAAGTGACGCCGCGGAGGTGATGCGGGAGATCGCAGACAGCGACAGAGAGCACATGGTGGTTCTGTCCGTAGACGCCAAGGGAAAACCCATTAACGTGCACGTTGCACACGTCGGATCCCTGGCTGGCGTTGAAGTGCACCCGGTTTCAATGTTCAAGCCGGCCGTGCTGTTCGGCGCCGCGGCGGTCTACTTCGCCCATAACCACCCGTCCGGCGAGATGCGCGCCTCACGGGAGGACAGGGCGCTTACCGACCGCATGAGGCACGCGGCCGAGCTGCTAGGGATTGAAATGGCGGGCCACGTCGTTATCGGGCGAGACAAAGACGGTGCGGTTCTGGCGCGCGAGGTGGGGCAGGAATTTAGCGAGCAGCTTGAAGCCGAGCCGGCAGAGTCCGGCCATGTTCCAGGCGTCGAGTTTAAGGTCGCGCCAGAGCGACGGGCCAAAGGTGAATCACTCACGTCGGCGGATCTGGTTGCTGACCACCTGGAGCAAGCCGGCGCGGATCTGTCCAAGGGCGCCGTGGTGTTTCTTGACGCCCACTTGCGCGTGATCGCAACGCACCTGGGGGAAGTGACGCCGGAGGATATTAGCAGCATGGCAGTCAAGGCCAACGCTCACGCCGTGATCACGGGCGGCCCGCGCCAGGTTTACATGAGGGAGCACGGCAAGACTCTAGGCGTTGAGCTGTACGATCATATCGTGCCGGACTCCAGGGGTGGCACGCGGAGCCTGGCAGGCGACGGACTGCTTAAATCCGGCGGTCCATTCATCGGCCCGCGAGGCGGGAAGTGGGCGGACGCGCGCCACACGATCCCGTGGAAGGCGCACGCCGCGGTGGACTATGTGAGCCGCAGTAAACGCCGGGGATTCTCCGAGGCGCACGATTCAGCCCAGGATCTTGTGCAAGGTGTCAAGGACGGCAACCCCGCGGCGATTCGCGTTGCAGCGAAGCGGATAGCTGCCATGCCCGAGCTGGAAGGGGTGGCGACGGTGATCCCAATGCCGCGCCACAGGGCCGCGCGCTCAGCGTTGCCCTTTGCACAGGCGATTGTTGACGCCGGCCTGGGCGGCAAGGCAATAGAAGCCGTGACGCGGACCAGCAGCGTGGAATCGTCGCGCGACAGGCGAAAGAAGGGGCACGGCGGCCTGACAGCGGCGCAGCACGCCAAATCCATGCTGGCAAAACTGGAAGGGGTGGAGTCGCCGGTGCTGCTGGTGGACGATATGTTCACAACCGGGAAAACGCTTCAAGCGGCCACTCAGACGCTCAGGGAAGCGGGGTACAAAGGCGAAATTCGATACGCCACTGTCGGCCACTACGTTGAACACCCGCAGCGCGGCGACGATCCATTCGCAGGGGCGGTGGTGGGGCCGCGGCCAGAGCCAGAGGATCAGACCGAGCCAGGCCCGAAGAAGCCAAAGAGGTACAGGCCAAACCTGTTTCCGAAGTACGGCCCGCGCGGTGCACCAGGGCCAGGAGAGAAGGGATACCGAGCTGAGCCCACGCGCCACCCGGACGCTTACAACGGACAGACGCCGCTAGGGGCCGCGGATAACATGCTGTCCATGGTCGAGCACTACTGGCACGAGCCAGAGTTTGCTCATGCGGTACAGCAAGAGGCTGCCACGCGCGTGGGCACGGGCTGGCATTCGGACGGGTCCGAAGATCCCGACGACGACATGAGCTTGTTCACGGCCGCGGATCTGCCGGACCTGATACACGTTCCGACCGTAGATCACGAGGGCAAGCCGATCTCGCGTGATGAGCGCGAAAACATGGCCTGGCGCGTGATCGAAATAGCCGGGGAGGTTATCAACGGGTCCGGTCGCGACCTGGGCAGAGTGCAGCCGGAGCGCCACAGCAAGCGAGCGCGGCCGGACTGGAAGCCGGACCAGCACCGCGAGGGGCTAGACCTACCGCGGTGGGTTGCGCTGGCAGCTCTGGCAGACGCCTTGGAGCCGCACCGCAAGCTCCGGCTGGAAAACGTGTCCAAGGATGAGGCATACGCCTTTATCCGCGAGCATCACAGCGCCCTGGGCGCCGGCAAAATGCCGCCTGGGCTCATGTATGCCCTGGGCGTGCGCCGCGGCGACCGGTTGGTTGCTGTCGCTACGGTCAACAGTAAGACCGGCCGGACGCGCAAGGATTATGCTCACGATGCGCCGTATAGCGTCATTGAGCTAACCCGCGTGGCAAGCGACGGCACCACGCTAGGAGCTGCTACCAAGCTGGTAAGCCGGATCCTTGATCTCATGGATCAGAGCGCCAGGAGAGGGCCAAAGTCCCCCGTGGGGCCGGTTAGACCGCCCCTGCTTGTCACCTACCAGCTCACCACTGAAAACGGAGACACCTACAAGGCATTGCGCGACAAGGGGCTGCGCCCGGTGGCCTACAAGCGCGGAGAAAAGCCGCACGGCGCCCGAGCTGGCGGCGGCCTGGACGCCTTGCCGCACCTGGACAAGATCGTGTGGGAGGCCGGAGCCATGGCAAGGCCGGCGGATTGGAGCTTGATCGCCCCCAAGCCGCAGATGGAAATGTTCCGGCGCCAGCAGGAGCAGGCCGCGGGCGTGAAGGTGAAGGAAAGCCAGTCGGAAACCAAGCCGGACAATCCCGCGTCGAGCAAGCCAAAGCAGCTCAGTTTGTTTCGAGCTGAGCGCGCCCAGGGCGAGCCGCTTGTAAAGCGCGAGGGCCAACTGTCCTTTGATTGGGAGGCAATCCCCAATCCCCGCGGCGGAAAGAAGGGCTGGCGGCGCAAGACAGGGCGCGCAGACCGGCCTTACGAATACCGCTACACGCCGCCCACCTATGACCGGCCGGAGCCGGCGGACGTGGCCGTTGCGCCCAAGGGCGCGCAGCTCAGCACCATGTACCTGAATGCCAGCGGGCCAGAGAAAGGCGTTTGGCTGCCCACGTCCGGCAAGAGCCCGCTGGAGGGGCGCAATCTCGGTGTCCAGATCAAAGCCAGGGAGGTAAAGACCAGCCGCGGACGCGCCAGGTTCGTGCGCAACGCCAAGGCAAGCGGCGTGCCGTTGATGATCGACTCCGGCGAGTACCCGCGCTTTGCAGCTCAGCAGCGCGTTGCCAAGGGGCCGCCGCGGTCGGATCAGTACCAGGATCAAGAAAAATACAACGCGGCCGTTAAGCGGCACCTGGGCGACATTGAAAAATCCAAGCCGCTGCCGTGGGGGAAGATCCTTGCTGAATACTTCGCGTGGTCAAAGGAAATGCCGGAGGGCTCGCTTACGGTGGTAGCGCCGGACGTGATAGGCCAGCCGGAGCGCACGCGCGAGCTGCGCGAGAGACACGCGCCCATGATGCGCCTGTTGCAGCGCGACGGCGTGCATGTAATGACGCCGATCCAAAGCCGCACCGCCGCGGCCATGGTGGACGACTGGCAGCACGTCAAACAGCACTACGGCGACGGCGTGATCATCGGCCTGCCTACCGCCAAGGAAAAGCAGGATCCGACCGAGATCTTGACCGCCCTGGCGCAGATTTACTCAGACGGCGACTTTCCCAAGGTCCACATGCTAGGCGGCGGGGAGCCGGACCTGATAGCTGGCCGGACGATCCAGATCACGGCCGCGGCCTACTTCGCCAAGCGCGGCGTGGATCCGGCGCGGATTGTCGAGCTGGTTAAAACGCCTGGCTCTGCTTACAGCGCGCTGTACCGCGTCAAGACAAATGCGGAATGGCTGAGCGACCATACCCGGCTGGCATTCGGGCTGCGCAACCGGATTGCGGAGTGGGCTTTTAACAAGCCGCTTTCCGAGATCAGCGATCAGGAAATGGAGAGCTGGCAGTACGGCGACGGCGAGCACGGCGACGAAACCGACGACTGGCTTGCGTTTGCCGAGGCACACCCAGAGGAGTTTGACCTGGACATGGAACATCCCGAGGAACGGGTGGAGCTGCTAGGCCAGCTCGCGCGTGATCTTGTCCAGGGCGATACCAGCACGGTGGGCCAGGTGATGTTTCGCCGCAAGCAGCACGATCCAGTAACCGGAGTGCAACGGCCGGACCCGCAAAAGCCGGAGGAAGTAGGCGTTACCGCCTGGCGGACAAAGCGCGTGCCACGGCTAACCGATCAGTACGGCACCGCCAAACGGCGCCAGGACCGGCGGCACCACCCGCCGGACCATAGCGGTTGGGATACGCTAGATGAAGGGCCGCGCCATGAGGGCGGCGAGGTGGTTTATCGAAGCGAGGACTACCGGCCGGACTGGATCCGAGAGCTGGACGACAGGCTAGAAAAGGCGCAGCACCAGGGCGAGCAGTTGGCAGATGAGTACCAGCATGAGCAATCGCCTGAACATGGTTCTAATGGTGACACGCTTGCCAAGGCTCACAAGCTGAGCCGGCGCATGGAGTTTCAAGGGCTGCAAATTTCCGTTGAGACTGACAAGGGCGAGCTGCGCCACTGGCACGATCCCCACACCGGCCGCGACGGCACCACGAAAATGCAGTACCCCTACGGCTACATACGGTTGACCGAGGGCAAAGACGGGGATCACGTTGATTGCTACATCGGCCCCAACCCCAACGCGGCCATGGCCTACGTCGTGCACCAGCTCAAGGCGCCCACGTTTAGCGTGGTGGACGAGGACAAGGTGATGCTTGGGTTTGACAGTTTGCGAGCTGCCAAGCGCGCCTACCTGGCGCACTACGACGATCCGCGGTTTCTGGGCGAGGTGAGCGTGATTCCCATGGGGCGGTTCAAGGACCGCGCCCTGGCGACCCGCACCCGCAAGGACAAGATCATCAAGGGCGGCAACGGCCGGCCTAAGACGCGCAAATTTTCCCCGGAGCCGCGGCGCTGGCTGGACGAAATTGAAGCCATGTATGAGGAGCGCAAGGATCGGACGCTCATGATCAACCCGCGGGGGATCGTTGATCCGCTGAAGTTTGATCGCGAAACCGAGGTGAGCGAGGAGTCCGCCGATCCATGGGCGCACCTGTCCACCGACGCCGATCCGATGGACATGCACCCGTGGCGCGAGCTGGAGCGGGAGCACGAGGCAGGCCGTGAGCGCGTGACGAAAGACACCATTAAAGAGGCCCGTGACGAGCTGAAGCGGTGGCGGGATGATGAATAGCCTGGACTGCCCAGATTGCGGCCGGCGCCTGATCTCCCGGCAGCCGGACGTGGCAAAACTGCGCACGCCGGTGCTGCTGCTCCACAAGAGCGGCGAGGTTGGCGTGGTCTGTCGCTACTGCCGATCTGAGGTGGCCCTGGGCGTGCACCTGGGCGCCGAGTTGGCGGCCGAGGTGTTTCCGCTGTCCACCGCACCGCGCCAGCCGGTGTTACTCCGGCGCTTGACAGGGAAAGAGGATAACCAATAGGATAACCAATATCATCCGACCTGGGCCTACCCGTTAGGGCAAGAGGCAGTCGAGCGCGAGAGCCATGACTGCCACTGATCCGAAATTCAGATTCCACGTTCCGATTGACGCCGCGTTTGAAAAGGCCGGCCCAGACGGCAAGAGCCGGCGCATGATCTCCGGCTTTATCTCCACAGAGGACGTGGACCGCCAGGGCGAAACCGTTTTACAGGACGGGCTTTCGGTCAAACCGTTTTTGGAGCGGGGCTGGCTGAATGACAATCACAGCAAGTCCACGGCTGGCGCCATCGGCTACCCCACCACGATCCGCAAGGGCGTGACCAAGGGCGGCAAGAAGGGCACCTACATGGAGGGCTACCTTCTGCAAGGCGACCCCGTTGCTGACTCGATATGGGCCAAGCACCACGCGCTTGAAAAGGCCGGCTTTCCGCGCCGCCTGGGCTTTTCTGTCGAGGGCACGATCCAGCACAGGACCGGCCAGGACAAAAAAACCATCTCCAAAGCCAAGGTGCTGCATGTGGCCGTGACGCATTGCCCGGTCAACCCACAGGCCGAGCTGGAGGTGCTGCACAAGGCGTTGACCGCGGGCGGCGCGATAGACCGGCCGGCCGGCGGACCCGCCCAGGGCGACAGCTTCCCGCTGCGCACCGAAAATCTTGAGGGCCGCGAGGTGGTAACAGACACCCCGCGCAAGAAAAAGAAGAAGAAAAAGCGGCTGAACAAATCCGAGGCGATTCAGTTTTTGATCCGCCAGGGATACGGCCGCGTCATGGCAGAACGGATCTGGCAGCACGCCAGCACATCAGAGGAGCTAGGACTATGACCAGCGAGCTTGACGCCACCACCGACGAGGTTATGGAGCTGCTTGCCAAGGGCGACACCGCCCCCGAGGAGCAGGACGACGACGCCGCCCAGGAGCGCGCCAACGGCGACGACGGCGGCGTGGAGGGCAAGGGCAAGGGCAAGGGCCAGAAAGAGGACGAGGCCGACGAGGACAAGGACGCCGACGAGGAGTACGAAGCCGAGGCGGCCAAGTCCGACGACGGACCCGGCACCACCGAGGAGCGGCTGCTCAAGTCCGCGGCGCTGCTGGAGGAGCTTGCCGGCGCCGTTCCCGCTGACCCCGACCGCCGCGCGGAGCTGGCTGAAAAGTTCCAGGCCGGCACCCTGTCCAAGTCCGAGGCCACCGAGCTGCGCACCATGATGAGCGACGACGAGCCCGAGGACTCCCCTTCCGGTTTCTCATGGGACGACGAGGAGTTTGCGCGCTCCGAGGAGACTTACACCGAGGTGATCAGCTCCGATCCCATGGTGGAGGACGCCTTTGATGCGCTTCCTTTCTTGGAACGCTTCGCGACCTTGCAGACCGGCGCGCTGGACGAGCTGCGCGAGGGCATGAGCAAGGGCTTCGGCCAGCAGGAAGGCTTTAACAAGAGCCTGGCAACCTGCATGGGCGCCCTGTCCCGGCTGGCCGTGCGCCAGGGGAACCTGATCAAGAGCCTGTCCGCGCGCCTGGAAGGCGTGGAGAGCGCCCCCATGCCGCGGCGCGCTGTGTCCGGCACCGCCCCGATCCGCAAGAGCATGGGCGCTCCGGCCGACGATGGCGCCCTGAGCGGCGCCCAGGTGGAGCACGGCTTCATGCGCATGACCGAGGCGTCACACGCCGCCGGCCGCGGTGGGCTGAGCAAGAGCGGGGAAGATCTCGCGGACGCCTGGAGCATCTTTTCCAAGTCCGGCGCGCTGT